GAAGGGGGACTACAGAAGACCTTTGAGATTATTTGTGATAGTAGTGAGCCCCGTATGGTTGACGAATTAAAGAAGGGTGGATATTCCCGTAGCCGTGGGGTAAAGAAGGAAGCAGGTTCAGTCCTGTATGGTATAACCGAAATGAAGAAATACAAACTACAGATTGACGCATCATCAACCAACCTGATAGAAGAATTAAAGAACTACAAATGGTTCAAGGATAGGTCAGGAAACATCACAAGTAAGACAACAGGTAGAGACCACTTATTAGATGCGGCTAGATACTTGATTACGGAAATGACCTATAAACCAAAAGTGAAATATAGTTTTATGTAATATGAAAATTAAACGATTAGGAAAGAAATACGATTACGATTACAAGATGGTTGTAATGAAAGGTGAATACCATAAGTTGCTAAAAGATTTAGCAGAAAAAGAAAATAAACCATTAGGTAAGATGATAAGTATATTAGTAAAACATTATGAAAGTAGTATTAGGTAAAAAGGAATATGGGATATTACCCATCACAATAGAGCAGTATGAATTACTAAAGACAAACCCCGACATCAAGGCAACAGAATTGATTACGATGATGACTGGTGCCCCGATTGAAGAAGTTAAACAAGCACCCTTCGCACAAGTATCATTTGTCGCAAAGATGTTGATGACTGAATGGGGTAATACAGATACAACCCCGTTAGAATTGGTGGTTGATTTCAAGGGGGTTAAATATGGGTTGATTAAACCATCACAAATATCTTATGAAGAATGGATAAACTTGGAAGTGTTTATGGCTGAAAGTCCATTAGATTTAACCAAGTTGGCAGTCCATCTATACAAACCATTATCATCAAAAAAAGAAGGTGATGAAAGGGAACTAATCCCCTATTCATTAGACGAATGTATGGGTCGTGTAAATGACTTTAGACAATTCCCAATTACAAACTTGTTTTCAGCCCTTTTTTTTTTAACAACTTTCGTTCAAGAACTTATGAAAGTTTCCCTATCATCTATGGAGACGAAAATGATAGAGAACAAAATAAAAGACAAAGCAAAGCCAAAGATACTACGCCAGAACAAGTCCAACAATCCGTAATTGATTTCTATTATCAATCACTTATGTTGTGCGCTCAAGACGATATACTGAAGGTAAATCCTGTGTTGAAACTTGAACTATATGAGGTTATGGGGTATTTATCTTATAGGTTAGATAAGGCACATAAAGAAAACCAAAGAAACCAAAAAGCAATACAATAATGACTATAAAAGATGTTATACAAATATTCGCAGTATTCACGGCTCAACACCCAATATTACGAACTTTCAGTTGGGGTAATCTAGCGGATTATTCAAGGGACGATTATATTACAAAGTATCCTGCGTTCCACGCTGTTCCACAGCCTTCGTTGATTGAAAAGAACTACGCAACATTTAATTTCAACATTTTAATTTATGACCTGTTGAATGAATATGTAGATGGAGACCCAATCAATTCTAACCAGTTGGATAGTTTGTCTTTATGCCAAGTTATTCTAAATGATTTCTACGCTTACTTTACCAATCAACTTACGGGTTATGACTTCTTCTTGAATACGGCTGTGAATTACACACCCTTTATGGATAGGTTCAAGGAAGATGTTGTTGGGGTTGAAGCAGTCATTACAATAACCGCCGAACAGACGGCTTGTATCCCTGCGTTCATTCAAGAGCAGTTCTTCTTATTGTTCCAAGATGGTTCAATATTTACTACTGAAAGTGGTAATCAAATCTTATATCAACAACAACCATAAAAAATATTAAATAAAAAATAAAATGTCTAATTTAACAATAGCACAATTACCAGAATGGACGGGGAATACCGAAGGGTTTTATTTACCCGCAAACAATTCAGGTGAAACAACAACATACAAAATAACAAAGGAAACTTTGTTTTCAGGTGCGTCAGGAACTTCTGGCACATCAGGGACTTCTGGCACATCAGGAACGAGCGGAACATCAGGTTTAGGATTTAACTGGCAGGGTGGTTGGCAATCAATAACAACTTATTATCTAAATGATGTTGTTTATTATTCAGGAGCGTCTTATGTCGCATTAGGAACAATCGCAGCAGGTGGAAACCCCCCAACAATAAATGCTTCGTGGGAAAATATGAACGCACAAGGACAAGCAGGTTCATCAGGGACTTCAGGTGTATCAGGTAGTTCAGGAACATCGGGAACTGATGGCTCATCAGGAACTTCGGGTGTGTCTGGTAGTTCGGGAACATCAGGAACGGACGGAACATCAGGACAATCCAATAGTGTTTATTCGGGTGGAACTTTGGTTGTGCCAGGAGCAACAATATTAAACTTCGTATCGGGTGCCACAATCACAAGTGGGGGAACAGCAGGACAAGCGGATATTGTAATAAACATTCCTTCAGGTGATAATTTAACTTGGCAGGTTGTAGAAAACCCTATATCGTTTGACGCTGACGCACAAACATACTTAAACGCAGTATCAGCCGTAGTTGGTGATATTGGATATAACATTAGTGCGGCAACAAACACCTTCATTACCGAATTAAAGGCAGCATCACTTTATAGTTCATTAAAAACTTTTTATCCATATCTGGGTAATACTGCTAATTCAACAAAAATAAATATGATTAGTCCAGGAACATTTGATATGACTTGGACGGGAACATTAAACTACATCAACGGGGTAGAAGCATCTTCAACTGGTTATGGTGATATGGGTATAACCCCTTCTGTTAGTATGACTTTTCCTTCATTACAATTAGGATTTTATCTAATGGGATTTGGTGGAGCGGCAACTTGGAATGGTGGAACTTATTATTATGGAAATGATATTGGAGCGACTGGTGGTGGATACATAGCGAATATAGTATGGTGGGGTGGTGATTTATACACAAGATGCGATATGTTTGATACTTCAAGTGATAGAATAGGTATTCCTAATACTGATGTTAAAAATCAATTAGGTTGTGTTATTGGAAACAGGAGCAGTTCAACAAACTTTAACCTATGGAGCAACGGAACAAAAGTAGCACAAAACAGCGTTAGTATGAGTTCTGCTGGATTACCAACAGGAACAATAAGGGTGTTTAATGCGACTTCAGGAAGAAGGGATAATCAACACGGGTGTAGTTGGAGTGCTGATGGAATGACTGACGGACAAATACAAACCCTATCAACAATAGTGAATAAATATATGTCTAATATCGGCAGAGCAGTTAAAACAAATTAAACTATGGCAAACAAATCTTTTATAGAATTATTACAGGCGGGTTCAACAAATAGGTTGGATACAATCGCTATGGTGAATAGTGGAACAACAGACACTTTCCAAATAAATAAACAATTTTTCTTAAGCAATCAAGTTCCATTCAAGTATGTAAATGGAAACGGAAATATCGCAACTATGTTCTGTAGTGATAATTCTATTACTGAAGGACAAATGTATTCTTCCATTTTAGGTGGATTACAACACAGAATAATCAGTAGTAGTAGTAATATCGGTGTTGGTAATACTATCGCTGGTGGTTGGCAAAATGGTATTAGTGCTCCTGGCTTTGGAAACTTTATTGCTGGTGGAAGACAAAACTTTATTGAAGGTGATAGTGGTAGTAATTACAATTTTATTGGTGGTGGTTTTAGAAATACAATCAACACACAGGGTAGAAGCACAGGTGCGGCAGTTGGTGCTAGTGGTTGTAATGTTGATAATGATGGTGGGTTTGGTTTAATTACTGGTGAAAATAACAATTTAAGGGGTAGATGGGCTATAGTAGGTGGTTCAAGTAATACCTTTGAGATTACTTGGGGTGGTATGCTTGGATTAGGTAATACATCAGCAGCAGGAAATAGTTTTATGGCATTTACATTTGGGGATTACAACCAAATTAGAGGTGCGAGTTTCCATACTGATTATCACTTTGGGTCGTCAAGTTGTATTTTAAGAACACAATACATCTATAATGCTCGTTCTAATAACGGAACTTTAGGTTCATATAATAGCACTTATGCTAATGCTTCAGGTTCAACAGGAAACTATTATGGTAGAAATAATAGTATTATTGGTTCTGTTAGTTCAACTATGTTAAACCCAACAACAAATACAACAAGGGGGGACTTTAACGGAATATTATTTAGTAGTGGTTCAACAATATCAGGTTCATCACAAACAGGACTTTTATTTAGTTCAGGTTCAACTGCGATAGATAAAACAAACGCTATAGGTATTGGATTAAAAAATAGAACCCTTATCGCTAATGATACAACACATTTAGAAGCACTTATTCTTATGACCCCCCTTACACAATACGCTAATAACGCAGCGGCTAAAGCAGGTGGATTGTTGGACGGACAATTATACAGAGATGCTAATGGAGCAGTCCATATAGTATTTACATAATAAAAATAATATAATAACATAATAATATGAATTACGGAAAAATAGAAATCAAACCACAAGTGGTAGAATTAAATGAACTTTACTTACAAAGCGTAAGTATTCATCAACACGGAGCACAGGTCATTTGTAGTGTGGTAAATACCACAGCACATCTTGGTAAAACTATAACAATAGATTTAACAGCAGACGAATATAATGCTTGGGGTGATAATGATGAATATATTGAAACACTTGTTCTATCTAAACTTGGTTTAGAAAAAGCATAATAACTTGATACGGGAATGTGGATAAACCGCATTCCCTTTAATCATTATGGAAGAAGAATTGTTAAATGCTATTGGTGAATACTTGGTTAAACAAATCAAAGAAACCATTAAAACCCCCAAACCAAGATACACAAAAAGGGGTGAAATGACTAAAAGAAATAGTCCATATAATTTCTACGCTACGGGTAGATTATACAATTCAGTATCTTATATTATTAGGGACGGGGAAATAGATATACTGATGGAAGATTATGGTGCTGATTATGTATTCGGTGATGGTTCTTGGCCTAGGGGTGTTAAAAAATCAAACGGGGAGTTTCTAAAGTCATTAGAAACTTGGGTTCAAGCCAAGATTGGACTATCAGGAGCCAAAGCAAAAAGTATGGCTTGGGTAGTTAGAAGAAACTTATTTAAGTCAGGATACAAGGGGTATAATCTATTTACTGAAGAGTTCCAAGATGAAACTAACAAGTATGTTGAAGGTCTATTATCACAACCCCAATATCAAGAAGCAGTATTAGGAAACATATTTGATAGAATAAACTTATTTGGAAACGAACAATATAATATAGCATTATCATAATGATTACATTTTTATCACAACCAGAAACAATACAACCAGTTTATTCTAACTTGGTTTATCAATTTCAATCAACAGCAGCGACAGACCCGTCATTATACAAATACAGATATGTTGTAAATGTTTATACACAAGAAGGACTAATAGCCGAACTTAAAATAACACCATCAAGTCAAGGGTGGGGACAGATAGACCTTTCGCCAATTCTATTGAACTACACATCATCTAAACCCGTAAATATAGGGTGTTCGGGTGATACAGCAATTCAAGGTGCGGCGTGGGGTTATTTAAGAAACAATATGATTATCTACGACATCATCGTAGGTGAAGAATACGCAACAACACCAACAGGAGCCGTAGTCATCTATGATGGTAATGGTAATGTTGGAAATCCTGGTGTAAGAAGTGATGTATGTTATGCCACTAATGGTGTGAAGGAATGGTTCAACGGAAAGTATTATGACTTTGACCCGTTTTATTTAACAGGACAGACAGGAACTTTCCCACAAT